CTAGAACTATGAGCGCTAGAAACGCAGCAACCATGACTCCACCACAAACTAAAAAAGAATATAACGATAGATCTTACATTAGACCCTATGATAACAGCAATAAAGATGGAGGTATTTTAGGTACTGGAATTAATTTAGCTTATAATAACCCTAAACTTCTTGACTTTGCGATGAAAATTCCAGGTCTTAATAATTATATAATTGATCAAGCTAAAGAACAGATGAAACTATCAGGTGGTGGTTCTTCTACGGATTTAAGCAAGCAAAACCCAAAAGTTGTTGATAATGACTATAAAGTAAGAATTAAAGAACTTAAAGACCAAAACGAAGAATCTAAAGAAATTATTGCTAGAGGTGAAAAAGAAATGTACATAAGAGATTTTGGTTGGAGTGAAGAAGATTTTAAAATTAAAGAAATACCTTCAAAAAAAGAATTTCTTAAAGAATATTATCCACAATATGATGGAAACCAAGAACTTGATAATCATTGGAGTTATAAAAAGGATGGTGAATCAGCTAGCCCTATTGATCAATTTTTTAGTAATGAAGACTTGTATCAAGAATCGCAGTATACACCAAAGAGCGATTATTATGATTTTCAAAAATCATATAGCGTAAAAGGAGATCAATTTGATAAAAATTTATTATCTAAAGATATTAGTAATAATCAAGCTTATGATTATTTAAATAGTACTGAAACAGTTTTGGATGAGAGTGGAAATAAAAATATTGTTGCTGCTGGTCAATTAACTAATCAACAAATGATGCCTTATGTTTTTGAAACAAACATGATAGAAAATGATTACTTTAGAAATGCATTAAAAAAGTACGAGGAAGAAAACGGTGGAATTTCGCCAGAAGAAAAAGAAAGACTTAAAGCTGCATATGGAGGAAATAAATCAAACGAGTTTTTAGATCAAGCTTTTAATGATTTGTATGCTGGAAAAGGAGGTTATCTTGAAAGAGGTAAAAACGGAGAAAGTGATACGTATATTACGAAACCTGGTCCTATGTATGGTTCTGCTGAAGAAAAAGGTCAAGTAAAAGGATTAATGAACACCGATTATGGAAGATCTAAAGTTGGTTTTGCTATGGACAATAAATTACCATATATGAGTATTGATGATTCTTGGGATTTTCAAGCTACTGGAAAGGGTGGATACTCTGATGGATGGGATGGTGGTGGATACTCAGGTGTTTCTGATCAATATAAACAAGCTCAATTAATTAATCAACTTGCTTCTATAAGTGATGAAGTAAATCCATTTAAACTTTATGACAGGTTTTATTTTACACCTGATAAATATAGAGATTATATACCAGATAAAGATGTTAAGTTTATGAAAGAATTTTATGGTTCAAATAATTATGACAATTTTTCTGGTCTTGAAAAAGCTAATAATCCTGATTGGATTCAACCAGAAATGAATGATGAAGTTATTATTAACGCGAAAAGAGGAAATAAAAAGAAACTATCAGAGGCTGAACTAGATGCAAAATACGGAAAAATAGGCCCACTAACTAATAGAAATAAAAAAAATAAACCAAGGATAAATATATCTAAAAGAAATGTCATATTAGATTAACAATGTAAATATAATTAAATTATGTAATTATATAAATATAACATTTAAATTTAATTATATGAAAAAATTAACATTACTGATATTTGTTTTTACTAGCTTAATCACATTTTCACAACAAACAAAAAGAAACTTAATAAATGGTACGTGGGTTAGTGATGCTACAGAATACACATTAGTAGTAACCACTCCTAACAATTGGAATAGGTTTAAATTTTTAAATTATAAACCAACAGTATATTACCATAGAGATGGAGCAGGGGTTAATATATTTAAAGCAGAAGAAGAGATGATTCCAGCTCATCATCAAAAGCATAAATATAAGATAGAAACTAAGGTTGATAGAAGTGTACTTACTCATAAAAAAGGTAAATTTAGAGTTGTTTACGAAAATATTAACAAAAATAAATTAAAAGCAACTATTAAAGATGAGTATGGATGTGAAGAAGTACTTTATTATACTAAAAAAATTACAAATATAAAGTAATATGAAAAAAATATGGCAATGGTTAAGCGGTAATGTCATTAAAGACGTTGGTGATGTTATTGATAAACTAACAACTACAGAAGAAGAAAAACTTGAAATTAAAAAAGAAATTCAAGTTATAGTAGAAAAAGCAGCTGCAACAGCAGAAGACCAAATAACAAGACGCTGGGAATCCGATATGACATCAGACTCTTGGCTTAGTAAAAATACTCGTCCTATGGCGCTTATATTTTTATCGTTTATGGCTATAGCTTTTATATGGGTTGATAGTCACCATGAAATATCTTTTACAGTTGAACAAGAGTGGATAGAATTATTAAAACAATTATTAACAACCGTGTATGTAGCTTATTTTGGCTCACGTGGTTTTGAAAAATATAAATCAATAAGTAACAAATAAATAAAAAAAAATGGGACAATTTCCAACAAATGACGGCATAATAGGACAAGCTATGCCCTTAACAGCAGCTATGGTAGCTAGTATAGACGTTAGACCAGCTTGGTTATTTGAAAACCAAAGTGGGACATTAGGTACTAACCTTAACTCATCTGTAATATATTGTGGTGTAATGCCAGCAGACGCAACTATTAGTGTTATACTATCGGGTGTTACTGCGGTTGGAGGTGGACCACCAGTAGCTGGACAAGCTATAACTTTTGAAGGTTTACAGTCTGGATCAATACTTCCAGTAGCTGTAGATTATGTTACAGCTGTAGCAGGTAATGGTGTAGCGGTAGGTGACTTTATAGTGTGTAAATAATAAAAAAACAAGTAACTATATAATTATAAACAATTAAATAAAATCAAATAATGGCAAAAGCAAAAAAACAAATTACAGAAGAACAGTTAAAAACTGTAAAAGATCAACAAGGTAAATTAAATGGATTATTAAGATCTTTAGGTGTTTTAGATTTACAAAAAGAAAACATACGTGTTGAAGTAAAAAAAGTATCTGAAGAAATAGACTCTACTAAAAAAGAACTAGAAGACGAGTACGGTCAAGTTAATATTGATCTTCAAGATGGTTCTTATACTGATATTGAAAAAGAAGATGACAAATAATATTAGAAAGATTAGTATTGGATCTGATTATAAGAATGACGCCATGCATTACGCTGTTGGACAACAGGTTTACGGTGGTCACGAAATATCTCACATTCTACTAGATGATTCAGACAACTCTTATAATATACACATAAAGAAAAACAACGAAATATTGCCGTGGAAGAAGTTTAATTCTAACATGGCAATATCAGTTGAGTATGATTTAGAATATTAATGAATAGCTTATATGACTTTATTGTAGAACCTCTAGGTGATAAATACAATAACGAAATAAAAATAAACAACAAAAGTTTAGTATTAAACAGCAAAATAGAAAGTTTTAAATTTGTAAATAGGCACGCTATAGTTAAAGCTATACCTTTGGCTTTTAAAACAAATATAAAAATTGGAGATATATTAATTATACATCAAAACGTTTTTAGAACTTTTTATGACTCAAGAGGTAAAAAGAAAAAAAGTAGATCTTTTTTTAAAGAAAACTTATATTTTTGTGCTTTAGATCAAATTTATTTGTATAAAAATAAAGATGGTTGGAACTCTATAAACAATAGATGTTTTATAAAACCTATAGTTAATAAAGACACTTTAGTTAACGACAAAGAAAAAAGCCTTGTTGGTATATTAAAGTATGGAAATAACGTCTTAGAGCAGCTAGATATAAACGTAGGGGACTTAGTTGGTTACACACCTAATGGTGAATGGGAATTCTTAATAGATAAAGAAAGACTATATTGTATGAAATCAAATGATATTGTAATTAAATATGAACATAAAGGAAACGAAGAAGAATATAATCCTAGCTGGGCAAGTAGCAGTTGAAGAACTAATTAAAGTCGCTAAAGAGGCTATTGTTGATTCTGGCGATGATATAACAGCGGATAGACTTAAAAACGCTGCTGCAACTAAAAAACTATGCATATTTGATGCATTTGAAATACTAACTAGAATACAAGCTGAAGAAGATTTGTTAAACGAAAAACCTAAAGAAATAAAAGAAGAAAAGTCTTTTAAGGGTTTTGCTGAAGGAAGATCTAAGTAATGTACAAGCAAAGTTTATATAAAATATTAAAAGACCATATTAAACCTAAAGTTTTAAAAAGAAACAATAGATATAAAAAATGGGAATATGGTTATAACGAAGAACACGATGTTATAATTATAAGTAAGACTGGTGAAATAGGCGAAGTATATGAAATACAGAACTTAAAAATAGCTTTACCTAAACAAAATGATATAGTAGAGTTTAAAGAAAACAAATGGAGTCACACAGAGTATCCTAAGCAATTAAAAAAAATCAAATCTGTTTTTGATTGGGAAGAATATCCAATAGAATTTAAAGAAGAATGGTATGATTACATTGATAAAGAATTTAATAGAAGAGAACAAGGCTTTTGGTTCTATAATAAAAACGTGGCTACTTACATTACTGGTACTCACTATATGTACCTGCAGTGGTCCAAAATTGATGTTGGGCAACCAGACTTTAGGGAATCAAATAGATTATTCTACATTTTCTGGGAAGCTTGCAGAGCAGACTACAGGTGTTATGGTATGTGCTATCTCAAAAACAGGCGTTCCGGATTTTCATTCATGGCCTCTGGCGAAACCGTCAACATGGCGACCATTTCAACGGATTCACGGTTTGGGATTTTGTCCAAATCTGGCCCCGATGCTAAAAAGATGTTCACAGATAAGGTTGTACCAATATCCGTTAATTATCCATTTTTCTTTAAACCAATCCAAGACGGTATGGACCGTCCAAAAACCGAACTTGCCTACAGAGTACCAGCATCCAAGTTTACCCGTAGAAAACTTGATTCCAATCAAACCCTTAAAGAAATTACCGGTTTGGACACCACAATCGACTGGAAAAATACCGGGGACAACTCCTACGATGGTGAAAAACTCAAACTCCTCGTTCATGACGAATCGGGTAAATGGGAAAGACCAAACAATATATTAAATAATTGGCGCGTTACAAAAACAACACTTAGATTAGGTAGTAAGATAATAGGTAAATGCATGATGGGTTCAACATCAAACGCATTAGATAAAGGTGGTGATAATTTTAAAAAATTATACTATGATTCAGATATTAAAGAAAGAAACGCCAATGGACAGACTCGCTCAGGACTCTATTCTTTGTTCATACCTATGGAATGGAACTACGAAGGATACATTGATTCTCATGGATTACCTGTCTTCGAAACTCCAAATAAAAAAACCTTTGGACCTCACGGGCAAGAGATAAAAATAGGAGTAATTGAATATTGGCAAAATGAAGTTAATGGTTTAAAAAAAGATCAAGACGGTTTAAATGAATTTTATAGACAATTTCCAAGAACTGAACAACACGCTTTTAGAGACGAAGCAAAACAATCAATATTTAATTTAACAAAAATATATGAACAAGTTGATTTTAATGAAGACTGCAAAAGCGAATCGTTAATAACAACAGGTTCTTTTAATTGGCACGGTGGTGTAAAAGATAATCCAAACGGCGTTTTATTTGTACCAAATGAAAATGGTAGATTTAAAATTTCTTGGGTACCTGAATTAAATCTTCAGAACCGTTTAATAATGAAAAATGGATTAAAGTACCCAGCAAACGATCATATGGGTGCTTTTGGTTGTGATAGTTATGATATATCAGGTACTGTTGATTCTCGTGGATCAAATGGTTCACTACACGGTTTAACTAAGTTTTCTATGGAAAACGCGCCACCTAATATGTTTTTTTTAGAATATATAGCTAGACCACAGACAGCAGAGATGTTTTTTGAAGATGTGCTTATGGCATGTATATTTTATGGTATGCCAATATTAGCTGAAAACAATAAACCTAGACTGCTTTATTATTTTAAACGTAGAGGTTATAGAGGGTATTCAATGAATAGACCAGATAAATCTATTACTAAATTGTCTGTTACAGAAAGAGAAATAGGTGGAATACCTAATTCAAGCGAAGATATAAAACAAGCGCACGCTGCCGCTATAGAGTCATATATAGAAACACATGTTGGTAATTTAGGTGAATCTTATGGAAATATGTACTTTCAAAGAACATTAAATGATTGGGCTAGATTTGATATTAATAATAGAACAAAACATGATGCCTCTATTAGTTCTGGGTTAGCAGTAATGGCTTGTAATAAAAACAAATATAATCCTGTTTTTAAAAGAAAATTAGAAGTAAAACCACTAGGTTTTAAAAAATATAATAACGAAGGATATAGTTCACAAATAATACAATAAATGACATATACTAATTACGTAGGTTCATTTCCAAGTCAAGTAGTATCAGACGAAGAGAAGCAAGGTTACGAATACGGCTACGCCGTAGGTCGCGCAATAGAAGGCGAATGGTTTTCTGGAGACAGAGGTGGCATGGGAAATAGATACCAAAATAGTTGGTTAAATTTTCATAGACTAAGATTATACGCTAGAGGTGAACAATCTGTTCAAAAATATAAAGATGAATTATCTATTAATGGTGATTTATCTTATTTAAATTTAGACTGGAAACCAGTTCCTATTATACCTAAATTTGTAGATATAATAGTAAACGGTATGTCTCAAAAAATTTTTGATATAAAAGCTTACGCGCAAGATCCCGAGTCTTTAAAGCAAAGAACAAAGTATGCTGATGCTATAATGAAAGATATGTACGCTAAAGAAATAATTCAAGCTACAAATGAAGCTACTGGTATGGATTTTTTTAATAGCAACGATCCTAATAACATACCTGAGTCTCAAGATGAATTAGATCTTCACATGCAACTGTCTTACAAGCAATCTATAGAAATTGCAGAAGAAGAAGCTATAGAAAATGTTTTAGCAGCTAATAAATATGAATTAATAAAAAGAAGATTAATATCTGATTTAACTATAATAGGTATAGGTGCTGTAAAAACAGATTTTAACTTATCAAATGGTGTTACATTAAATTATGTAGACCCTGCTAATTTAGTTTATTCATATACAGAAGATCCAAACTTTGAAGACATATATTATGCCGGAGAAGTAAAATCTATTAGTTTAGTAGAATTAAAAAAACAGTTTCCTGGTTTAACAAATGATGAATTAAAACAAATAGAAAAGTTTCCTGGTGATGCAAATTATACTAGAAACTTTTATGCACAACAAGATTCTTATAATCAAGTTCAAGTTTTATATTTTGAATACAAAACATATACTAATCAAGTATTTAAAATAAAACAAACAGATCAAGGATTAGAAAAAGCATTAGAAAAACCCGATACGTTTAATCCGCCTGAAAGTGATAACTTTGAAAGAGTTGGAAGAGCTATAGAGGTTTTATATACTGGCGCTAAAATATTAGGTCATGAGATGATGTTAGAGTGGAAGATGTCAGAAAATATGACAAGGCCAAATTCTAACGTAACAAAAGTTAACATGAATTACTCTATATGTGCTCCTAGAATGTATAAGGGCATGATAGAATCAACAGTTAGTAGAATAACTGGTTTTGCTGATATGATCCAATTAACACATTTAAAACTACAACAAGTTTTATCTAGAATGGTTCCTGATGGTGTTTTTGTTGACGTAGATGGTTTAGCTGAAGTTGATTTAGGTAATGGCACAAACTATAATGCGCAGGAAGCACTTAACATGTATTTTCAAACTGGTAGTATAGTAGGTAGGTCCATGACACAAGATGGTGATTTGAATAGAGGCAAAGTTCCTATTCAAGAACTTCAAACTTCTTCTGGTAATGCTAAAATAGGGTCTTTAATACAAACTTATCAGTATTACTTACAAATGATTAGAGATGTAACCGGGTTAAACGAAGCTACTGATGCTAGTACTCCTGACGCACATGCTTTAGTTGGTTTACAAAAAATGGCAGCTGCAAACTCAAATACAGCGTTAAGACATGTAATGCAAGGTGGTTTATACCTAACATTAAGAACATGCGAAAACATAGCGTTGAGAATAGCAGATGCCTTAGATTATCCTTTAACTAGAGCTGCATTAATAGACTCTATATCATCTTATAACACTGGTACTTTAGAGGAATTACAGGAAAAAACATTACAAGACTTTGGTATATATTTAGAATTAGAACCAGACGATGAAATGAAAGCTCAATTAGAGCAAAATATCCAAACCGCATTAGCATCTGGTGGTATTGATTTAGATGATGCTATTGATATTCGTCAAGTTAAAAATATAAAATTAGCAAACGCTTTATTAAAACAAAGTCGTAAAAAGAAAGCTGCGAGAGATCAGGCTAATCAACAAGCGAACATACAGGCTCAAGCGCAGGCAAACTCACAAGCAGCTCAACAAGCTATAGAAGCTGAAATGCAAAAGCAACAGGCTTTAGCTGAAACAACAATACAAATTGAGCAAGCAAAAATACAGTTTGAAATAAATAAAATGCTTCAAGAGGCTAAAGTTAAAAAAGAGCTTATGGCTGAAGAATTTAGCTATAATATGAAATTAGCTCAAATAAAAGCACAAGCAGAAACACAAAAAGAACAAGAAATAGAAGATAGAAAAGATAATCGAATAGAAAAACAAGGAACACAAGAGTCTGAGTTAATAAACCAAAGACAAAACAACACTTTACCTCAAAGTTTTGAATCAGCAGGATTTGATGGACTGGGAGGGTTTGGATTAGAACAGTTTGATCCTAGATAAAGAATTATAAATTTTTAATTATATTATATTATGTCAAAAGAAACAGAAGTAAAAAAACCTGTTAAACAGGAAGGTGACTTTAAAGTTAAAAAGAAAGTGCCTAAAAAATTAATTGTACCAGAAGAAACTATTAAAATGGATCTTGCTGCAATTAAAAAAGAAGAACCTATTAAAGTAGATTTAACACAAAAAAACAAAGAAGATGCCATTCAAAAGCAAAGCTCAGAGAAAAGCGTGTTACGCGAAGAGGGATCCAAGGTGGAACTGCAAGATGTGGGACAAGGAGACAAAGGGGCCACTGAAAATGTTATTAAAGAAATACCAAGATCCGAAGAAGAAATAAAAAAAGTAAAAACAGAGGTAAAAGAAGCTATTAGAGATCAAGAAGTGTTAGGTAAAAAACTACCTGAAAACATTGAGAAGCTAGTTTCCTTCATGCAAGAAGTACCTGGTTCAACTATTGAAGATTATGTTAGGTTAAACGCTGACTATTCAAATGTTGATAATACCACTTTACTTAGAGAATATTATAAAAATACACGTCCACATTTAGAGTATGATGAAGTTAATTTTCTTTTAGAAGATAATTTTAAATATGACGAACAAGTGGACGAAGAACGCGAGATTAGAAAAAAGAAACTTGCGTATAAAGAAGAAGTTGGAAAAGCTAAAACTTTTTTAAATGGTCTTAAAGATAAATATTATGATGAAATCAAGTTGAAATCATCTTCTACTCCAGACCAACAAAAAGCTGTAGATTTTTTTAACCGATATAATGAAGATGAAAAAGTGAGACTTAAACAACGTGAAGAGTTTGAGCGCATAACTAAAGATACTTTTAATAAAGAATTCGAAGGTTTCGATTTTAATTTAGGAGAAAAAAGCTTTAGATATGGTGTTAAAAACCCTAACGAAGTAGTTGAAAATCAATTAGACTTAACAAATTTTGTTACGAAGTTCTTAGCAGATGACGGTAGTTTAAAAGATCCAAAAGGTTATCACAAAGCCATGTATGCTGCTAGAAATGCAGATACTATAGCTCAACACTTTTATGAACAAGGCAAAGCAGACGCTGTTAAAGACGTTGTAGCTAAGTCTAAAAATATTACTACAGAAACAAGAAAAGAAGGTGGTAATAACAGTGGAAGTGTTTTTGTTAATGGTATGAAAATTAAAGCAATAAGTGGTGCTGATTCTTCAAAACTAAAAATTAAAACAAAAAAATTTAACTAAAACAATTTAAAAATTATGAGTTTACAACCTCAATTTGGGAATTTAATCCCATCTCAAGCACAGGAAGTATTAAACAGCAACTACCTACAATGGAACAATGCTGCAGGTGCTAACTTCGTAGATTTTGCACAACAATATCTACCTGAAGTATACGAACAAGAAGTAGAGCGTTATGGAAACAGAACGTTATCTGGCTTTTTAAGAATGGTTGGCGCTGAAATGCCAATGACTTCTGATCAAGTAATTTGGTCTGAACAAAATAGATTACACATTGCTTATGACAATCTTACTTTAGCTGGTGCTAATGTTATTAACTGGGCAGGAACTCCTGCTAACGTAATAAACGTTATATCAGTTGGAGCTACTGTTGTGGTAATGGACGACTTTGGAGCTGAAGTAAAGTGCTACGTTAGTGCTTCTACTCCAGGCGCTGCTGGTGTCGGATCAATTACTGCTTTACCTTACACGGCTGCTACAATTGCTCTTGCTGGATTAGTAGGTCAAGTTAAAGTATTTGTATACGGTTCTGAATATGCAAAAGGATCATTAACTCCTAATAATACTGCTATTGCAGGTGCTGCATCTAACGGTTACATTAGTGTTGACCCACAATTTACTCAATTTTCTAACTCACCTATCATTATCAGAAACAAATACGTTGTAAATGGATCTGATATGGCACAAATCGGTTGGGTTGAAGTTGCTACTGAAGACGGAACTTCTGGATACTTATGGTATTTAAAAGCTGAGTCTGAAACTAGATTACGTTTCGAAGATTACTTAGAAATGTCATTAGTAGAAGGTGAGATCGCTGCTGCTGGATCTGGAGCAATTGCTGCTGCAAATGGTACGCAAGGTCTTTTTGCTGCTGTTACCGCAAGAGGTAATGTGCAAACAGGATTTACTGCTGCTGCTGGAATTGATGCATTTGATGCTATTTTGAAAAATTTAGATACTCAAGGAGCAATTGAAGAAAATATGTTATTTTTACAAAGACAAACAGCTTTGGATTTTGATGATATGTTAGCTTCTATTTCTGGTGGATACGCTGGAGGTACTGCTTTTGGACTATTTGAAAATTCTGAAGAAATGGCTTTAAACTTAGGGTTTAGCGGATTCCGTAGAGGATCTTACGACTTTTATAAGACTGATTGGAAATACCTAAATGATGCTTCTACAAGAGGTGCTATGGTAGGACCTTCTTCTATTGAAGGTGTATTAATTCCTGCTGGAACTTCTACAGTTTATGATCAAATCTTAGGAACAAACATTAGAAGACCATTCTTACACGTGCGTTACAGAGCATCTCAAGGAGATGACAGACGTATGAAGTCTTGGTTAACTGGTTCTGCTGGTGGTGCATTTACATCTGATCTTGATGCTATGGAAGTTAACTTCCTATCTGAAAGATGTTTAGTTGTACAAGCTGCTAACAACTTTGTATTGTTCAAAGGATTATAAAAATCCAAAATTAATGTAATTCTTACCCTCGTTATATTGACGGGGGTAATTATTACTTTTATAAATTATTTAATTATATTGTATTATGAAAAAAGAAACACCAAGTAATTGGGAAATTAGAGATAGAAGATATACTCTAAGAAATAACATGGAACCATTAACGTTTACAATTCCTTCTAAACATACGAGAAAGCACTCGCTTCTTTATTTTGATGAAGAATCAGGTAAACAAAAAGAATTAAGATACGCAACAAACCAAGATTCTCCTTTTGTAGAAGATCAAAAAGGTGAGGTAACATTGGGTCACATTGTCTTTCAAGACGGTGTTTTATTTGTTCCAAAAGAAAAACAAAATTTACAAAAACTATTATCATTATATCACCCTTCAAGATTAAAGTCTTATGACGAGTTTAACGCTGTACAAGAAGCAACTGACGAATTAGGTTTACTTGAATTACAAGTAGCTGCAATGACTTACGCTAAAGATATAGATATAGATCAGGCAGAGGCTATACTAAGGGTTGAAATTGGATCTAAGGTATCTACGATGGGTTCTAAGGAACTTAAAAGAGATTTGTTAATATTTGCTAGATCAAATCCACAACTCTTTATAGAGCTAGTTAATGATGAAAATGTACAATTAAGAAACTTTGCTATAAAAGCTTCAGAGGCTGGTATAATTAGTTTATCTCCAGATCAAAGATTTTTTACGTGGGCTAGTAATAAAAAGAAACTAATGACTGTTCCTTTTGATGAAAATCCTTATTCAGCTATGGCTGCTTTCTTCAAAACAGACGAAGGTGTAGAAATATTTAAATCTATCGAGAAAAAGTTTAAATAACATGTAATACTAATATAGGGCTCGTTTACTCGGGCCCAATATTATAATAAAAATAAAAAATGGCAATAAACGTAGATCAAGTCTATAAAACAGTCTTGTTAATAATTAACAAAGAACAAAGAGGCTATTTAACTCCAAACGAGTTTAACAAATTAGCAACTCAAGTTCAATTAGAAATTGTTGATGGTTATTTTGAAACAATAAATCAACAAATGCGTGTGCCACAAAATGATAGCGAATACGCTGATAGATATAAAAGCGTGCAAGAAAAATTAGACGCTTTTAAAGAAATAGGCACGTGCGCCTATACAGCACCAGTTGGTAGTAATCCAGCTTTTTTTAGCCCACCATCTTCTTCAGGTGCGGCAAGCGGAACACAAGTTTTCGCAACAGTTTTAAATGCAACATCATATACACTAACAACAATAACACAAGCTCAAGTAGAAGACAGTACTGTAGTTGTTACACTAGAAACACCAACAGGTGCGGCTGGTTTACCTTACACTAACTTTACTATAACTGGTGGAGCATTACAACTAACTGCCGGCGCAATCGCCGCAGGTAGTACTATAAGAATTACTTTATATCCACAGAACTTTTATAAACTAGGTACTGTTTTATATAAAGATGATAAAGCCGTTGAGCCTGTTCAAAGAAATGAATTAGCTTTACTTAATTTATCTACAATAACAAAACCTAGTGATTATTTTCCTGTTTATATATTTAATAATAATCAAATAATAATATATCCTCAAACAATAAATGGAAACGTTCAAGCTACATATGTAAGAAAACCTGCTGATGTTGTATGGAATTTTACAGCAACAGGACCTAGCTTTTCTTATGTTTGGGATCCAACTACATCTGTTGACTTTGAGTTAAATATAACAGAACAATCAAATGTTATACTTCAAATATTACTTTATGCGGGTGTTGTTATTAAAGATCCAATGATTATTCAAGCTGCATCAGCTGAAATACAACAAGAAAAACAAAACGAAAGAAACTAACATAACATGGCTATACAACCACAAAATAATGGACTAATAACTGAGAATAACGAGCAATACTATGCTGGATCTCAAGGTTTTAGAGGGGCTGCTGTAGGAGTGGGTGGTCAACAATTTATAACAGACTTTGACACGCCACTGTTTTTAGGTAGTGCTACAAGTTGGAATCCTACAAGTCCTGATTATGCTTTAAATAATTTTAAGGTATATACTAGCTCTAGCGGCATGGCTGGTTCGTGGTCTGAATGGATTACAGAAATTGTTCTTAGTAATAACAATAAGACAATAACATTAACAGCTGACCCAGGCAACAATGCATATATTGTTGTGCAGTTAACTATATTAACCGGTGGTAAATATGGTCAAACAGAAGCTGAAAAAGCTTATGGTCAAACCGTAGAAGATAATTACGGTAGTTATCAATATATAAAATTAAATGATATTATAAACAATTTTTCAGTTGGATACGTTGGTCAAGACAAATTACTACCTAATACAAAAAGAAGTGATATTATATTTTTTGCAAAAAGAGCTATGCAAGAATTTAGTTATGATACTTTAAAAAGCATTAAATCAGCTGAACTAACTATACCAGACTCTTTAACGTTAGTTATACCTCAAGATTACGTTAACTATGTAAGATGCTCTTGGATTGACGCCTTAGGTGTTAAGCATATTATTTACCCAACAAATAACTTAACTATAAGCCCTTATTATACACAAGCTCAAGATTCAGAGGGTATTCCAACACAAGATAATTTTGGAAATGATTTAGAAGGAACTTCTATAACTCAAGAAAGATGGCACACTGCTAGTTCTAGACTTTTAACAGATTTAGATGGTAACGCTATACCTAATTCAGCTGATCAATCCGAATATGGTTATGGCTGGGAAGGTCTTTTTGGCTTTGGATATGGAAGACTATATGGTCTTGATCCACAAACAGCACAGGGAAATGGTTGGTTTAATATAAACGAAAGAGAAAACAAACTTTCTTTTTCAAGCAATTTAGCTGGTAGATTAATTGTTTTTGAATATATTTCAGATGGATTAGCTTATGATCTAGATAGTAGAGTTCCTAAAATGGCAGAAGAAGCTATGTATGCCTCTATACTATATTCTTTAATATCTACTAGAATAAATCAACCAGAATATGTAGTACAAAGATTAAGAAAAGATAAAATATCTAAATTAAGAAATACTAAAATAAGGTTGTCAAATATAAAACTTGATGAAATATCACAAGTAATGAGAGGTAAATCTAAATGGATTAAACACTAAAATTAAATGGCAGAAGCTAAAAATAATTTCATTAAGTCTAAAATGAATAAAGACTTAGATGAAAGATTAATTCCAAATAACGAGTATAGAGACGCTTTAAACATAGCTGTTTCTAGATCAGAATCTAGTGATGTTGGCGCTGTTGAATCTATATTAGGTAATAATATTACAGCTGTTGGAGAGACAACTGGTTTTAGTATTATAGGAACCTATGCTGATGAGTCTAATAATAGACTTTATTATTTTAGAACAAACCATACTAACTGCGCTATAAAAGCTCCTTTAACCGCAACTTGTACTATTGGTTTTCTTCAAACTAGAACAAATACTAACAACGTTTTAGTATCAGGTAGTTTTTTAAATTTTTGCTCTGGAAGTAGAATGGAAGGTATTAGTTTAATTGAAAACCAATTATTCTTTACTGATAATAGAAATCAACCAAGAAAAATAAATGTAGACCAACCGCTGGGTTATTATTTTAACGAAGATCAAATATCTGTTGCTAAATATGCTCCGCTTAATCCACCTGAATTTTTAAATTTAAGAGCTAGCGCTTCAGAGCAAGCGCCACCTTTTATAGATGTATTATTACCTTCTACAATGTCTGACGCGGCTGATCCAGCTGTGGTTGAATTAGGTATATATTCTATAAGCAGTTCTAATCTAGCTGTAAAAAGATATAAAAACGGTGACGCTATACCCGAGGCTACATCACAAACAGCTTGGGCTGATGCTGATACAAATCAAGAAGGTAGATGGTGTTACTACGCTAACTACAATGGTAATGGAGTTACGTATGGTTTATTATATAATAAATGGGCTGTTCTTGACGCTAGAGGTTTAGCACCAATTGGTCATAGAATACCAACAGCTACTGAATATAGTCAAATAATTGGTATTGCTGGTACTTTATCGTCACCATATAAAAGTGAATTTTTATGGGATAATCCTGGAAATGATTTAAATGGATTTAGCGCATTACCAGGTGGATATAGAAATTCAACTATTAGTACAGCTTTAGGTTTTACCAACTTAACAACCGAAGCTAGGTTTTGGGCATCTGACACTAGTAGCAATTCGTATTTTAGAGTTCCACCTTCTGGCGCAGGTGTTACCGTTGAAACAAATGGAAGTACAATAGATGGTTACTCTGTAAGAGTTATAAAAGATGCTGGTTATACTGGTTGGACAGGCGATCCTGATTACATTAAAGATAAATTTGTAAAGTTTGCATATAGATTTAAATTTGATGACAACGAGTATTCTGTTGTTTCACCTTTTAGTCAAGATGTTTTTATACCATACCAAGAAGGTCAATTTGTTAATGATGATGAAAATCTAGCATTTATAACTACTGTTGTAGAGTTTATGCAAAACTCTATAAACAATGCTGTGTTGAATATAGAATTACCTTGTATAGATATAATTAATAAATATAAAATAAAATCTTTAGATATAATATTTAAACAGTCTGATATGCAGGCTTATCAAGTTATAGAAACTATAAAAGTTGATGCTAATTTTATAACTAATTTAAAATATACAAATATATATCAATATTCTTACGAATCTAGGCATGCTATTAGAACGCTACCTGCTTCTCAATCAGTAAGAGTTTATGATAAAGTACCTGTTAGAGCATTAGCTCAAGAAACATCAGGCAATAGAATAATGTATTCTAATTACTTAGAAGGTTATAGTGCACCTATTGGTTTAGATTACTACGTAGATGTTACTGAAAAAAGCGCACAACAATTTGTTGAATATCCTCAACATTCCGTAAAACAAAACAGAAACTATCAAGTTGGTGTTATATTAGCAGATAAATATGGTAGACAAACAGATATAATACTATCTAACTATGATGGATTATTAGACGCTAATGGAGATCCTCAGCCTGGTTCTAATTATTTTTATGATTATAAAGCAGCTAGTTTCAGTAATGATGTTCAACCGTGGAAAGGTGATAATTTAGCTTTATATTATTTACAACAAATACCTGAAGACGTAAACGCTAACGGCGTTGCTGGTTATCCAGGTGCTTATGCAAAAGGAAATTATTATACAGTTGATATTAAAACAGGAAGCGCGCCTAGTGCATTATACCCTTATTTTAACAGCATAGGAACACAGTGTATTGTTGCAACTTTAGCACAAGTTAATTTTGATACAATAATATTATATGCCGACGCGACTAATTCAGCTAACACTTTTAATGTTCTTATAGATAATGGAAATGGTTGGGTATTACAAAGCCCTAGTTCATATACTATTTCTCAAGACGGTATAAATACTGATGTAGATTTTTATCCAACACTAACAGGAGAAACTACAAACGTAACTGGTAATCCAAGTACAAGTTACAGTATTATAAACTTAACACCTTCTTCTGATGAGCCATCTATAGGTTCTACAGTTACAGGAACAGGTATAACTACTGGAACAACTGTAACTTCTTATGATTCTTCAACAGGAATTGTAACGTTTAACTTTTCTTCAAACTTGTCAAATGGAGTTACATTAAGTTTTAATTCAGGTGTTACTTTAGGTAGCACTGTTAAATTTGAAGTTTTATATACTTCTGCAAATTTATACAAGTATACGACAGGAGCTGCCTCTAGCACAAATAGACCTTTATTTCCAACGTGGCCAACAACTTATTCTACTTACTATGCTGTTGGAAAAAAACTAAGAGGTTTATACATAGATTACACAGAAATAACAAGCGTAACTGCATTGAGTGATGCAAGCGGTGTTAGAGCTGTAGAGTTTTTTACACAAGAAGAAGTTGCTACTAATTATTTATTTGACGACACACCTGGTACCAGACCCGAACCTAGTATATTTGGTCAAGAAAAAACATTTGTAACTTATGATATAAATGTAAATGGTTTTTATGGTTATAAGTTTGCTACTAAACAACAGCAACAAGACTACTATAATGTATATCTACCGGGAATAATAAATGGATATCCAATTAAAGGTGAAACAAAAGAGCAGGGAGACACAGCTTATTCTACGCTTATAACAGATAATATAAATAAAATACCTAGAAACTTAGAAGATGTAGGGCCTCTGCAAAATCAATTCACTAGTGATGTTTCTTTATTTGGTAGAGTAACAAATATTAATACTATAGAAGATGCTACTGGCGTTTATAAAACGGGTAATAGACAGTTTGATCCTGTGCCCTCGGCTGACCAAGTTGATTTAGTGGGTACTGTAAGTGATTTATTCCCTGGTTTAATCGCAGCTTCTACTCCTCAGCCAGGAGATGTAAATCCAGAAGCTATTTACAATTACAATACTAAACCTGTGTTGTTTCAAGTATCAACACAAAAAGCAATAGGACTAACAGAAGATCAATACACATTACCTGTTCTTGGGGAAGGAAACTTTCCATATCCAGAAGACATGTATTTAGCTGTTTATGAAACCGCACCCTATGTTTCTCCTTTAGAAATATTTTACGAGTCTTCTACTTCAGAATTAGTGTCTGATTTAAATGAATCTTTAGTTAATGAAAATACTAACATAACAGGAATATCTAGTTTTACTTCTAATTTTCCTGAATCAGCTCAAGTAGGTACAATAATAACAACCGACTTTTTTCCAACAGCTGGAGGTGTTAATGTTACAACTGCTAGTTTATCTAGCTACACTGTTTATAACTACTTTGATCAATCACCAGACACAGGAACTTTAGATACAACTGTTTTACAAAATCCAAAATTTAATATTGAAGCTGGTTCTTCTGTTGGTAGTTTTAGAATAGTTACAGCAGATAGGTTTTACGCTGGTTCATCAGCTGAGGTTGGTTTCTTTGTAGACTGGAGAGGTAAATATCAATTTAATTTAACATTTGTTCAAGAAGATGGAATAACATCTACTCAAACTTTAGAGATAGATTTAGAAAATGTAGCTCCTGTTATAGATAGAATAAATGTCAGCGCAACAGTTGTTAACTATGATGTAGACATTGTTCAACCTAGCACATCAACGAGCACAACTCAACAGTCTAATAAAGGTAGAAACGGCTCTGCAAAAGCATATAGTTTAGGTGATACAACTAGTTTAACTGGATCTACTTTTGAATTAAACCCACCAAATGGAAACGCATGGGAAGTAGATAAAATAACAATAACAGATTTAACAACAGCAGGAACAACAGTAATTCCTGATAATGGTGAATTAATAAGTGATTACATACAGGTGGCAACTGGTACCCAAAAATCAGTAACACAACAACTTGTTATACCAAATACAGATTGGTTAACTTTTGTTTTAAAAGGCGCTTTAAATAGTACTGGTGGTCAATCAAATGGGCCAATGAACACTGCTAATAAAGGTTATCTTATAAACTTAAGATTAACAGATACTTTAGGACTTACTAATACTTCAGCAACAATAAGTTATAATGTTGGTGCGTCTTTATTTTTTGGTCAAGTTATTGCTACGCCATACTTAAGTGGAATTGATCCAACAGGAAGAGTTACTAATGGTAATGGAAGTGATGTTTCAAACAGTACGCTTCAAAACCCATCACAAGGTGGAGCGCCAAGGTGGACTGGCCAAATACAAAACTGGACATCAAACACAGTATATTTATACGTACAAGTTACAATAGGTAGTGCATCACAACAAACAGGTCAAGCTCAAGCTATAAACGTGAGAGGTGTATATGGAGATGGAACCACTTCTTTTACAGATGATACAGGTGCTTCTTTTGGGTTGAATGCTGATGGAGCTATTCAATCAGTTGTAGTCTCAAATGGTACTCAAGGTAATTCAAGTACACTAAACCAATTTGCGATGTTATCTCCTTTTACAGCTAGTTCTGCTGGAGTTTCTCAAGTTGATTTTGGTAGCGCTGTGACTGCTGGTATGAGACCTGGTGGAAAAGCTAGTAATTATGGATTACCTGATTGCTCTGGATCTGCTATAATTGGTGGTGGTGTAAAACTAACAACTCAAGGTGGATCATATGCAAATAATGTATATGCCGCTATTATAGCTAGTACATCGCCACAGTCAGCTGGAAACGCAACTATATTAGCTAACTCTTTTGGTATTGTTTATGAAGGTCCTATATCACCTCCTTGGTATGAACCTAGCGGATCTAATGACCCTAGTATAAACCCAACTATAACACCTGTTCCAGTAACTACATAGGTAATTAATATAAAAAATAAGTAATTATAATATAATATGGCAATTGTAACCCCGGTAAAATACTATAACACATACGTTCTTAAGAAATTAGTTCAAGGGCCTATTTCAGCTTCTTACAATTGGTTTGTAGAAGAAGCTAGAATAAGAGGTGGTTATAACAACGTGCAAACGGGTTTATCTCCTAGAGCATTTTTAAGATCTGATGATAGTTCTCAGCAGTCTTTAGGAAATTCTATTATATATTCAGGTATATTAAACTCTAGAACTGGCGTAAATCAGTCTAATCAGTTTCCTTCAGGTGAAGACATAACAAGATCTGTAGATCCAACAAAAGGTACTATACAAAAGCTTTACGCTGAAGATACTAATTTAATAATATTTCAAGAAAACAAAGTAAATAGAGCTTTAATAGATAAAGATGCTGTTTATACTCAAGAAGGAGTACCTATGCAGACAACATCAAATGTTGTTATAGGCGCTATAGTTCCTTACGCTGGGGAGTGGGGTATAAGCAAAAATCCTGAAAGCTTTGCTGTATATGGATATAGAAAATATTTTACTGATGCTAATCAAGGAGCTGTTTTAAGACTGTCTCAAGATGGTATAACAGAAATATCAAGTTATGGTATGTATGATTTTTTTAGAGATAAATTTAATACATTACCTGATCCTTTAGCTATTGGTGGTTGGGATATTCACAACAAGTGTTATACTCTTTCTTTAAAAGATAAAACATTAAGCGTTACGCCTGAAACACTTAGTTTTGATGAACAAACTCAAGGTTGGACTAGTAGGTATAGTTATGTTCCTTATAACTTAATAAGCCTTCAAAGTAATTTTTATTCTACTAATTCTGGTGGAATATATATACATTATAATGAATCGGTGCTTCGAGCAACTTTTTATGGTAACACATATGAATCAACTGTTACTAGTATATTTAACAAACAGCCATCTGCTATTAAAAGTTTTAAAACTATAAATTATGAGGGAGGTATAAACTGGGCGATGACTTCTATATCTACAGACTCTGGAGACACTGCTAGATTTATAAACGCATATACAATGCCTTTAACACTAGCTGATCTTGAAAACTCATTGTTTAGTAATGAATTTAAAAAGAAAGAAGATAAATACTTTGCTAATTTAGTTAACACAAGCGCAGATAGTTCTGGTGAAGTTGTTTATGGCGCTTCTATATCTGGAATAAAAGGATACACTGCTGAGGTTAAATTTACAGCAACAAATAATAAAGATACTGGAAACAATGAATTGTTTGCAATATCTACAGAATTTAAAGAATCATCATATTAAATAAAATTAAATGAAATTAAAAGCAAGAACTTTGCTAGAACAAGATTACAACATGTTAGAAAAATGGTGGCTTGGTTGGGGTTGGCCTGTGGTAAGTAAAGAAATACTACCAGACAACGGCACTGGTGGAGTAATGATTGAACATGAAGGTAAACCTATAGTGGCTGGTTTTATATATTGGAGTAACTCTGGTATGTGCTGGTTTGATTGGGTTATATCAGATCCAAAAGGAAATAAAAGAGCAAGACCCTTTGCTGTTAAGTTTTTAATAGAAACTGTAGAAAAAATGGTTAAAGATGCTGGTAAAAAATGTATAATGTCAATAAGCAGAAGCAATAGTCTATTAAAAATACACAAAAAATTAGATTGGGTTATTGATGAAAAACCCTCACACGAAATGATAAAAAGAATAATTTAAAAATAACAATATGGCAGCAGTTACAGCAGCAGCAGTCGGCGGTGTACTATCAGCTGGCGCAGGAATGGTAGGCGCTAATCAAGCAGAAAAAGCAGCAAAAGGTGAAAGAAACAGAGCAAGAGCAGAGAAAAAACGTCTTGAAGACGAGTTAAGGGCTTTAGAAGATTCTAGACAACCTATAATAAATCCGTATGCCAACGTTAAGGATCTTAGTGGAAACCTTAGTAATCCTTATGCAAATTTAGGGGTAGCTACACAAGCTGCTGAGTTTCAAGCAGAGCAAGCTGAAATTGGTTTATCTAATACTTTAGATACATTAAGAGCAACAGGTGCAAGTGCGGGTGGAGCTACGGCATTAGCTCAAGCTGCTTTAGCTAGTAAAAAACAAATATCAGCAAGTCTTGAAATGCAAGAAGCTTCTAACCAAAGATTAGTTGCACAAGGTGACGAAAAACTACAACAGTTAGTAATGTCTGAACAACAGAGGTTACAAAATGCAGATGTAATGGGTCAACAGTTTATGTTTGGCGCTAGAGACAATAGAGAAAATCAAAAATTAAACAGAGCGGCAGGTATGTTAGACAACGCAACTGCTGATCAAAGATCTGCGGAAGCTGCTTATGGTCAGGCGCAAGGAGCTAAATTTGGCGCTGCACAAACTATGTTGGGTTCACTTCCTGGACTCTTCATGAAACCTTAGAATCTAAAAAAATAAATTATGGCTGGAGCATACGAAAATCCACAAAGAATAACAGGAGATACATACGCTAGTGCACTTACTAAGCAGATAGCAAATAACAATGCTGCAGTCTCTCAAAGAGCACAAATAAACGAGCAGGAAGCAAGAAGAGCTCAAGAAAAAAAAGAAAACGAACAACGTAGAATTATAGAGAACATGCAACGTGTTCAATCTAATGCTGATATTTGGAATTTAGAGCAAATGAATAAACTTGCTACAGCTCCTAAAACAAGCGCTATTCAAGACGAGTTAATGAAAACTTTAAATGATAGAATAGGTGTTGCTACAGATGCTCAGATTTATTTAAAAACTCAATTTGGTGACGAGAAAGCAAGAGTATCTGCACAGAAAGCTATAACTGACTACTACGATTTATTAAACTTAACTAAAACAGCAACAGAAAATTTTGCTGCAACTGGTAAATATTGGAGAGAAAACGCTGCTAAAATAGGTAAAGATATAACTATTATTGGAAGTACACCAGAAGAAATAGCTAATAATCAATTTTTTGTTAATGCGATAGGTAGTGTTTATGAGGCAGATTTTCAAATGGTTTATGATCAAGAAAAAAATGATATAATGATTAAGGTTTCTGGAAACGAACCTACTAGAACAGAAAATGGTGAATTAATTGAAGGCGATTACAGAGAAAAATATATTAGTGCTAGAGCTTGGAACGCTCAAACAGCAGAGGGAAAAGAATTTGAATTTGTATCTAATGTACCTCAAATAGTTGATGAAAGTTTAGAAAGAATGAAGCCGGCGGACAGAACGCCTAATAATGATGGACTAGGTATAATAAAAGCAAATGGTCAGTTTGCTGACAAATATTGGACTGGAGAAGAAATATATAAAGACAGAATTAATACTAGTACAGGTGGTTCTAGAAGAACAGAAGAAATTAGAAGATACCTAGATGTTGGTGCTGTCAGAAATGACATGCTTAGTATATTAAAATCTAAAGTTCAAGGTGTTAATGGAAACGTTCAACAAGCAGCTAACGCTTGGAATATAGATTTAAAACAATTAAATGAGGGTATAGAAAATGAATATCAAAAT